AGAGCGAGTATCAGACTGCTCGTCATCACCGTGTCATTGCGGCTGCTTTGGAAGAAGTTGAGCAAGGGCGCATTAAGAGATTAATTATTAATTGCCCACCTCGGCATGGCAAATCGCAGCTTGCGTCGCGTATGTTTCCCGCCTGGTTTATCGGAAAGAACCCTGAGAAGTCTGTCATTACGGCGACTTATAATGAGTCTTTCTCATGGGATTTTGGACGCGATATTCGCGGCATCATGCAAGATTCAATTTACAGCCAGATTTTCGATGTGCAGCTAAAGACGGGCGCTGCAGCTGTCGACCGCTTAGAGACGACACAAGGCGGCAAGGTCTTTCTTGCAGGCGTTGGCGGCTCTCTCACAGGTCGCGGCGCTTCGCTCATCTGCCTCGATGACCCGATTAAGAGTCGTGAAGATGCTGACTCTCCGACAAAACGCGAAAAGCTCTGGAATTGGTATAATCAGGTCCTTAAGACGCGCTTAATGACAGCGACAGGCGCTATCGTGATTATTCAAACGCGATGGCACGAAGATGACCTTGTTGGTCGCATCACTGACCCGATGAACTCCTGCTATTCTGCAGCAGAAGCTAAGAAGTGGCGCATCATCGACCTTCCAGCTCTTGCGAAAGACAAAGATGTTTTAGGTCGCAAAGAAGGTGAAGCTCTCTGGCCTGAGCGTTTTCCTGTCGATTATCTGCATGAACTCAGAGAAGCAGACAGTCGCGGCTTCCAGGCTCTCTATCAAGGTTCTCCAACGCCAGAAAAGGGCAACTTCTTCGATGGTGACAGAATACGCATTTATTCTCGTCCTACTGACCGCCCTCCTAATGACAGCCTACGGTTTTATATCGCTTCTGACCATGCTGTCTCCTTAAAGCAGGACCGAGACAAGACCTGTCTTCTTCCTGTTGGCGTCGACGAGCATGAGAATATCTGGATTATGGATGATGTTGTCTGGGGGCGCTATGCGACAGATGTCATCGTCGAGAAAATGATAGATTTAGCCGCAAAATATAAGCCTCTTTATTGGTGGGCAGAGCGAGGTCATATCTCAAAGTCAATCGGACCGTTTCTGAATAAGCGGCGCATGGAGCGCAATGTCTTTTTTACACTCGATGAAATCGTGCCTGTTATGGATAAGATGAGCAGGGCGCAGTCGATGCGTGCGCGGGTTTCTATGGGTAAGGTCTATTTCCCGTCATATGCTCCTTGGTATCAAGAAGCGCGTGACCAGTTGTTGAAATTTCCCCACGGTGCGCATGACGACTTAGTTGATGCAATGAGTTATATAGGGTTGGGATTAGCAAAGCAGGTTGGCGCGCGTCCTGCACGCGTTGCGCCTAAAGGTCCGCAGGCTTACACGCTAGGCTGGATTAAGAAACAAACACGCGATGCTGAAAAAGAGCGGCAAGCGCGTCATGGAGGTTGGTGATGGTTGGAGACCCTGGATTGATGACAGAGGGTCCAATGGACGGCATCGACCCTTTAGCATTGGACGCTGAAGCGCCAACGCCAGAGGGCGAGAAAGTCATCGACCGCGACGCTCCAGAGCCCACAGAGCAGCGCAAAGCGCTTGTCGACTCTCTCACCAAAATGGTGAAAGAGGCAAAGCATCATTGGGATAGAACTTTCAAGGACATGGAGCGCGACCAGCGTTTTTGTGGTGGCGACCAGTGGCCTTCAGAAACTAAAGCTGCAGCATTTAACGATGATTTTGACGACCGTTATGTCGCAAACATCACGCTGCGTCATGTGCAGCAGAAAGTCGCTGCACTCTATGCGAAGAACCCTAAAGCTGTCTGCCGTCGACGACAGAAGCTGTTAGCGACGACCTGGGATGGGTCGATGCAGACGCTTGCGAAAGCTCAGCAGACGATGCAGCAGCAACAAGCAGCTGAGCAAGCAATGATGGCGATGGGCGCATCATTGATGACAGGTGCGCCTCCTCCTGGAATGCCTGGCATGGCTCCACCGCCTCCAGGACCAGGTGGTATGCCTGGGCCTACTCCGCAGATGCCAATGCCGCCAATGCCTCCTGACCCTGTTGCGGTTCAAGAGGCCCAGGTGATTATTGAGGAAGCAAAGCAGGTCAAACAGCAGATTGACCAGGCCAATAAAATCGCGCGCACGCTTGAGCTCCTTTATGAATATGAGATTTCAGAGCAGCAGCAGCCATTCAAGTCGATGATGAAGATGGTCATTCGACGCGCTGCGACTTCTGGCGTTGGTTGGGTCAAGCTGGGCTTCCAGCGCATCATGGGCAAAAACCCAGACTTTGATTCAAGGATTGCTGATGTCCAACAGCGTTTGTCGACTTTGGAGCGAATCAGTGCCGACATAGCAGACGGCGAGACTGAGGTTGATTCAGCTGAAGCAGAACAACTGCAGCTTCTCTTGGCCGATATGCAGAGCGACTCTGACATGGTTGTGAGAGAAGGATTAATCCTCTCTTACCCAAAACCTACTGCGATTATTCCCGACCCGCGCTGCGTGCAGCTGCGTGACTTCCTGGGCTGTGATTGGGTCGCTGAAGAGTTCATGCTGACGCCTAATGAAATCCAAGAGACTTATGGTGTTGATGTCGGCAAGGACTTCATTGCTTATAATCGCATTGATTCCGGCACAGATTATGAGCGCGCACGCGCTATCTGGTCGACAGGCAACTTTCAAGATGATGCGCACATCTCTGACGGCGACAGCGAGTCTGCGCTTGTTTGGGAGGTCTATAATCGCAAAGATGGTCTCGTTTACACGATTTGCGATGGCTATAAGGACTTCTTAAGACGCCCTGCGCAGCCTGAGTTTTACACTGACCGTTTCTGGCCTTGGTTCTTAGTCGCGTTCAATGAGTGCGATGGCAAGGTCTATCCTCCGTCAGATGTTCATCTGATGCGTCCAATGCAGCTTGAGCTTAACCGTTCAAGACAAGGCATGCGTGAGCATCGCTTCGCTAACCGTCCTAAGATGGTTTATGCTGAAGGGCTCTTGAGCGAAGATGATTTAGACGCGCTCAGAAATCACCCGATTAATGCGTTGATTTCTGTTTCTGGCTTACAGCCTGGGACCGATGTGAAGACGGTGCTGCAGCCTTTATCTGGTGCGCCGCTTGACCCTAATCTCTATGAAGTTAATCCTGTCTTCCAGGACATGATGCGTGCTGTAGGCGACCAGGAAGCCAATCTTGGCGGCACTTCTGGTCAGACAGCGACAGAGACGAATATTGCGCAGTCTTCACGCGCTTCAGCTTTAGGCTCTGCAGTCGATGACATTGATGAGACGCTGACGGCTCTTGCACGCGCTGCAGGTCAAATCCTTCTTCTCAATGTTTCTGAAGAGACCGTGAAGTCGATTGTCGGTCCTGGGGCGATGTGGCCAACGCTCACAAAGGCTGAAGTGTCGAAAGAGCTCATGCTTGAGATTGAAGCTGGTTCTAGTGGGCGTCCTAATCAGGCGCAGGAGCTGCAGAACTTTGAGCGTCTCTCGCCAATTCTGATGCAGCTCCCTGGCATTAATCCTGTCGTTCTTGCGAAGGAAGCGATTAAGCGCCTTGATGACCGCATTGATGTTGAGGCTGCAATTGCAGAAGGCATGCCGTCAATTCAAACGATGAACGGTGCTGGAGGCGGTATGCCTCAGATGGGCGCTCCTGGTCCAATGGGTGGACCACAAGCGCAAGGACCGCAAGGCGCAAATAATGCGCCGAAGCCTCCACCGCCAAGCCCATCTTCACCATCTCCTAAACCAGAAGGAGCGCCTCAGGGTTTAATGGGGACTTAAGTTGTGGTAGGGAAAGTTGTTTTTAATGTCTAACCAAGGAGCCTAAGAGTGCAAGGCGACGATACATTTCAAGAAAGCGCAGCCCCCGTCGAGTCATCAACTCCGGCGGTTGAGCCTTCTATTACTCCGGCAACGGAGTCGCAATCCTCTGAGACGCAAGTTTCAGAGTCTGGTGATAATTCCAAGGAGAGTCTTCTCGATGCTGTGCAGAAGGTGGTGGCGACCACTGAAGAGCCGACTGTCGAGGGGGAAAGGGCCAAGGAAGAGGCACCAAAAGAAGTAAAGCCAGAGGAAGGGGAAAAGGAAGACGACGAGTCAAATACAGAGACTGAATCTTCTGCGTCAGAGGAGGTGCCTGAGAGTGTGCCTGCTCCTGTCAAGAAGAAAATCAGGAAGCTGCAGAAAGAGGCGCTTAAATACAAGCATGAGATTGAAAATCTCAAACCCTCTGCAGAAATCGGTCAGCAACTGCAGAATTATGCGAGTTCAAATAATCTTTCGTCAGAAGATGTCGTATTCGCTCTCGACCTTGCCGCAATGGTGGCTCGAAACGATTACGAAGGATTTTACAAAGTTATCTCGCCGCTAATTCGGCATGCTCAAGAAGTCACTGGCGTTGTCCTGCCGCAAGACCTCGAACAGATGGTCGAACAGCAGCAGATGACGCCTCAAGCGGCTCAAGAGTTTGCGCGAACCCGATTTGAGCGTGCGCAATACGAAAACCAAACACGGCAATTGCAACAGGTCCAACAGACCCAGCAAGTCAGTCGTGTGAAGGACGATGTGCAGCGCTCCGTCTCCGCATTTGAACAGCGTCTTGCTGCACAAGACCCCGACTATAAGGCGAAAGCTGACGCTGTCAGGCGTGCAGCGCAAGCGATGCTTTTTGAGCGTGGCGGTCGCATTAACAATCAGCAAGAAGCTCTGCAAATTGTGCAGGCTGCTTATAATGAGGTTAATGCGCAGTTTCGTCGCATTCAACAGCCCGTTCGCGCAACAGCACCAACACCTGGCTCGTCAAATCCACAAACCCCTCCAGCGCGTTCTGCTCCAAAGAACCTCATGGAAGCAGTTCTTTCGGGCTTAGAGAAATCAAAGCGTGCTGGTTAGTCGCTTTTGGCGGCTTACAGTAAGGACTAGGTAAATGGCTTTTACATCTGGTGAAATTGCCAACATCGCTAATGCGGCGTTGGATTATTATCTCAACAAGGGTGACACCTTTAAGCAGTCAATTCAAAAGCGTCCTTTCTGGGATGCTCTTGAGAGCAAAGCAAAGACCTTCCCAGGCGGCAAAGGCAACATCAGCCTTGCAGTTGAAGGCGACTTTGGCGCTGGCGGCACAAACGACAGCATCAAGGGTTATAC